AAGCGCTTTTTCTTCAGGGATTTTCAGCGTGCAATAAAAACCATGAAAAATCATTGATATTTTTTTAATTTTTACTTGATTTCTATTATCCAATTTTTTTGTTCCTTTTCCTTTGTTTGGAGTGTCTTTAGCGAACAAATCAATTAAAGCTTGAATGATATTACTGTCTTTCGCCTTCATGGAGTTGCATAGAAGCATTTTTTCTTCTTTCCTATATACAAACTCCACTTCCCATAAAAGCTTCAAGCAATGCTCTTTAAATCGCCCTATCCATACACACGTATCAAATACAGATGCACCAACTGCCATACCATAAGAAGCAATCATTTCAATAGCTACATATCGAATATCGTATGTTAACTTGAAACGAGTAAGTAATTTCATCAATTCATGATTTTCAACTTTTCCTTTTTCTAGGACTTCGCTTAAATCATCTGCAACAACTACATAAGCACTCTCTATATTTCCTGGGTCAATTCCAATGAAAGCCGTCTTACGCACCTCCAATTTCAAACTTAGTAGCATCAAGTTTTTTCTTTTCTGAGTTCATCTTTGCTTCAATACTTTCGTAAGCAGTTTTGAAACGTTTTAAATCAGAATCAACTTTTGCAAACTTAGTTCTTTCCTCAGAAACTTTTTGACCTGCTAAAGCTTCAAAGTATTTAATACTAGGTGCTTTTCCGTCATGTTCACGTTCCCAAGTACTACGTTCTACATAAATAGCTTGATTCGTCTTGTTTTCAATGTCTGCTTTAAGAATGTTTGAACTTTCCTGTAATCTAGCAATCATTTCACCAATCAGAAACATTTGATTTGCGAGGTTTTCAATGTTCAATGCCATTTCCATTACTGTTTCTGCATCTGAAATATAAGCATCAACTAAGATTCCTAATTGTTCTTGGATTTCTTCATCTTTCCAATGCTTGATTTTGAATGGATTGTATTTAAATAACAGTTCATTTTGGCTTAGCATTATATTTCACCTCTGATTCATCAATATGTCCGTAGATACGTTCTAGGTACTTAATTGCAATCTCTCTCAATTTCTTTCCTTTAGGACTTTCTGAGTCCATGATTCTATGACAACGTTGGCAAGCACAGACTAGGTTTTTTTCAGAACCTAGTCCGCCATTGCTTCTTGAAAGAATTGTGTGTGCTAATTCAATGCGATATGTACTCCCACAAAATATGCACATTTGGTCTCTTTCTTTTACCAACTTTCTAGTTTTTAAATCTATATCTGTAGCTTGGCTACGTTTTGACTTATACAAGACTTACACCTTCGGGTTGTTCCTGATATGTTTGTTCTTGTACAGGTGCTTGCTCAATTGATTGTGTAGGTTGTTGAATTGGAGTTTCATCCAATTTCATATCCACATTCATTTCTTCCTCTGAATACATCTGTTGGAAGTCGTTAGGGAATGTTTCTCTTAACGCTTGAGTAATCGCAACTTTACGAATCATTGTTGCAGCTTTCGTGCTCCATTGTGAGTTAAGCTTTCCGTCCTTAGTTCTTCCTGCGTATTCTTCAAATGAGACTTCAATGTGAGTTGGATGAGATACATTCTTTCTAAATACATCTGCCCATCCACCTACAACTTCTTCACGATCTTTCAAATAGAAAGCACCTTTTCGGTAAGTTAACTCACCACTTTCGTTATTAATCACAATGATTCCTGCATCTAAACCATCAAACTCTGAATTTCTTTCGGCACGTTTCAAGAAAACATCTTTTGAAACTACCATTTGAGCTGGTGTAGTGTTTCCATATTTGATTAAGTAGCAGTCTTTAATGAATGGGTTCAATCCTTGTGATTTACACAAATTGATGAAATATACAACTTCTTGGTCTGAGATTTGACCATTTCCATTTACTAGATAATTTCTTACGATAGCTGGAGATAATTTAACTTTTTCTCCATTGGCAGAAAATTCTACCAATTGATTGTCGTTTTTCTTTGCAATATTGTTTTGTAACATAATTAACATTCTCCTTTTTCTACAATTGTCACTTTTACGTTATGTTCACGAATGAACTGATTTAAAATTGGATTAAACGCTTGTAATTTGCTCATAGGGCCTTCAAATCTAAATACACAATATCTTCTTGGTTCTGTCTGATTTTGAGCCTGAGGAGTTTCAAACGGAGCTTGTGTAGGTACTGCATTTTCTCTTTCCATTTGAGCTTGCTTAGACTGTTCAATTTGAGCATTTACTTTTTCTTGAAGCTTTGCTTTAGCTTCCTTGATCTCGTTGATACGTTCCGTAGCTTTGCTTAAATCCAAAGTCTTACAGAATAATTGGATAACTTGTTCTGCCTGTAATTCATCCTCAGGTAAAGAAGCTTCAATGAATGATAATTGTTCTTCGGCTTTAAGGAACTTGTTATTCAAGCTTTCTTCAATTTCTTTAGGTTTAACAGACTTATTCAAATATCTTTCTTCAAAAACCAGTTCAAAAGGATATTTGTTGTTCGTCATGCTTTCCCATAACTCTTTGATTTGATTTTTCTTCAATTCTTTCTCTGCATTATCAATATCATTGATTCCAGCACCCAATTTATCGGATGCTTCTTTGATAGTCTTTTCGACTTGCATAATGTCTTTTTTATCTTGCAACCACTGAGCGAATACATCATTCTCAACTTGTTTACGCTTATCAGATACAAGCTTTACCAAATTGTTTAAAGCAGCTCTATCTGTTTTAGCCTTCTTGTAGTTTCCTTCATCTACTACATAGTCGTAAGCTTTCAATCCTTCTTGGATTGCAGGCAATAAATCACTTGCGTTTGTGTACACTTTTCCATTTTGTGCACGTACCTCTAAATTAAATTCCATATTTCCATCTCCTCTTTTTCTATATAGACAATGTGATAGGTGGTTCTACATCACCTATGAAGTACCTATCCCATTTTTCTAACATTGCTTGTTTTAAATCGTTCATACTGTCTAGAGCTTCTACTTTTCTGTAGGAACGCTCTATAATTCGTGCATCACCATCTGCAAATCTTAGTTCTGCACAATAGATAACAAAGTCAAAATCCGTAACAATCAATCCTTCTAAAGTTTGACAATAGTAATTGTCGGGAACTGTTTCGTTTCCTTTACTTCCCCATTTCTGCAAACTATGAGAATTGATTATCTTGGATGTTTTGATTTCCAAGATTCCTCTTTCACCGGTTTCCTTGTTGTAAATCAATCCATCAGGACTGTATCTCAAGAACTCATGTTCTTTAGAAACCAATGTAACGTTATCAACGTACTGTACATCCAACTCGGGATGTTTAGCCTGAAACAATGTTCTTAAACAAGGCTCTGCAGTATTGCCATACTCGATAGCATCATTTGTGATTTGTTGTGATCCAAACTTCTTGTCATGCCACAACTGATTAAGCGTTTTCCATGGGTTTAAATTCATGAAGCACGCTGCATCCGAGCCACCAATACCACATCCACGCTTTTTTAACCATTCTTCATGACTTCCATACTTTTCAACACTGAATTTATCGGTGTCTTGGTAAAGATTCATCTTTACTTCCTCCCCTCAATTTACAAACCTCTTATGTACCAATTAGCTATCACAATGAAAGCTAAAGAAACCAAGAAACAAATAAGAGAACAAATGTAATTGAATTTAGCCATTCTATTCACCATATGCGTTTGTTTTTGACTTCTAACTAGCATTGAGTACTGAGTTTCGTACTCGTTATTAGCAAAAGAAGGAAGCGTGATACAATCACCTAATTCAACTGCTTTTTTCTTTGATCTAGAACCAGGCTTCTTCGTCACGTTCTGCTTTGCAGAAGTCGTAGCAGTAGTCTTCGTACCCATAGCTTTCTTCCTCCTCTTCTTCATCTTCATCAATGTATCTGTTGTCATCCAACTCTCTTAAATCATCTACGTTCATCATGTTGTTCACACCTTTCTTTGAACTCAGGAAACATCTTTACGAATAGTTTTGTTGGAACTTTCTTTGTATCTATCACTTTGGATAGATTGGACTTTTTATAAGCATCCGTTTCGCATATAAGATTCAACATCTTGTATGCAGTTTTCTTAGAAACACCAAGTTCCATGATGTCTCTATAGCCAAGCAACACTTTCATTCTTTTACGCATCTCCTTCCAACTTCAAATCCACACATATAAATTGTTTGAAGCATTGAAGATACGTTTACTAAATCTTCCTTAGAACATCCGTTCTTAATTAGCACATCAAAAACTTTTCCTTCCCAATGCACTGAGTCTTGGAATAATCTAATTGAATCTAATCTGTCACTTTCTAATCTTTCACTTGGTTCTGCCATTTTATTCACCCTTTCTTATCGTTTTAGGCCAATTCTTTTTTGAACTTATTAATGAAGAAAATTTGACCTTGGCCTGTCACTTTTGTGGTTCTCGTGATTCTTGTTGAACCATCAGGATTGCTTATTACTCGTTCTTTAACTTCAAACAATCCTTTTTCCATTGCCTTTTGAGTTGGCATATTTTTTGAAGTACCTGTCTTAATCAAATATCCGTCATTTCTCATTCTTTCAAATAATCGTTTTTGACCAATATCTGTACCATTCTGTTTAATCAATTTAGCTAAGTCACCAATTAGAATTGAAGTATCGCTAGTTGCAACTGCATCTGCAAAGATAGCTTTCGGTTTCATTTCAATAATCTGTTTGTTTTGTCGCTCCAATACAGACTTAGCTTCAATCAAGGCCTTAGCCATTAATTCTTCACCTGTAAGTTGTGGTGTAGCAGTTTTTAATTGTTTTTCCATTTGGTTAAAAGCGTTAATGTATTTAATCTTCCAACCTAAAGCTTGCTTACCAGTGAACCCCATAGCCAATAAAGTAAATCCATCACGATTCATGAAATAACAAGGTTGACTTCTACCGTATGAATCCTCGGCTTCTCCTTTGTGGAACATCTCTCCAAAATTGGATACATCTTTTTCAATATTCTCAATATCTCTTAGTACGTGTCCGTGTTGCTTCGAAAAGTTATCAGCAATATCTTTGCTGCTAACTAAAATTTCATCATTTTGAATAAAAACTAATTCGTTCATTTTATCCTCCTATAATTACGCTCTTAGCGTAGTTGATTTGTAAAAAAATTTAGATTTTTACCAAGTCTAATGAAACACTAGCTTCGGTGCAAATCTTTTTGACTTCCCAAAAGTAGAAATTCTTTGTTCCACTTTCTTTTCTTTGGTAGCTAACAGTAGATATACCAAGATATTTAGCCATTTGCTTTTGAGTCCAGCCTAAGCCAACTCGGATTTGTTTAATTGTTAATAATTCCATTTTCAATACCTCCTATCTACGCCCTTAGCTTATCTACACTTATAATATACGCTTTGAGCGTAGTTATGTCAATCATTTTTTTATTATTTTAATACATTTATTTAGCTTAGAGCGTAAATTATGATATATTAATTATAGAAGTAAAATTTGTTATTGTTATGAGAAAACGAGGTGATACTATGGGTAACAAATTTGAGTGTCAAGGATTAGCCTTGAAAGAATTTAGAAAGGATAGTGGATTAACTTTAGCAGAAGTTACCGATAGGTTGCATCACGCACCTATGTGGCTTTCTGATATAGAGAATGGAAAAAAGAATATATTCTTTAAAGATGCAAAAGCTCTATGCAGAATTTATGGGCGTACTTTAGATGAATTGTCTGAATTGGTGGATAAATATGAAAGATAGATTATAATTATTGAATGGAGATGAAATAAACGATTATATTCGTTTGCTCGGCAGTATAAAAACGTCCGCATTAAAACATGGTAAACTTTAAGTGCCTGTAAATAGGCAACTGTATTTTCATCTCTCTCTATTTCATGGGAAGCACACTCGCTAAAGGGTGTGTTTTTCTTTTGCCAACAAAAAAGCACTAGAAATTAATCTAGTGCATTATCTTTATCCATTAATTTAGCAATTCCTTTATCTGCTTGAGGTAGCCAATGTGCATAAACACTCAATACAGTGCTTAGATTGTCTCCTAAGCGCTTTGCAACGTCATACAAGCTAAAATGTGAGCTTCCATCTCTTACCATATTGCCAATCATATATGAAGCACATGAGTGTCTTAAATCGTGTATACGAATGATAGGTATTTGTTCTTCATTATTTTCATTTGCGATTTTAATAGCTTCTCTCATCCTCGTTCTAACTGTCGTATTGCATACGGGTATATCTATACCGAACACAAATGATTTCTCAGGAACATCCAACATCTCTTTAAACTCTTTGTATTCATCCGATAAGAACTGGGGCATTGTGATTGTTCTATAACTGTTTGGAGTTTTTGGAGTTGTGATTTTATGCAAATCTTTTGACCATGTTTTTTTAACTGAAATAACATTGTTTTCTAAATCCACATCTTCCCAAGTCAAAGCCAATGTTTCACCAATTCTCATCCCCATATAAAATTGATTGTCGAATAGAAGATGATACAAAGGATTTTCAACGTAATGAATAAACAGATTGAATTGTTCCAAAGTCCAATACTTCATTTCGACTTTCTTTTCGTTTGGATTTTTAGCCAATTCAACAGGGGAACAAGGATTTGTTTCTAAATATCCTTTACGAACTGCAAATCTTAACATCTTATTGATTCTAGATAAATAATTCTTTGCAGTTTCATATCCTACGTTATTAATCATTAATTCCATTGCACATTCTATATCGTGTGTTGTAATGGATTTTATGTTCACATCACCTAAAATATCAATCCATCTTTCAAGCAATCTGTTCTGAACTTTATATGTGCTTTCTTTTATTCTCTTTTCTGTATATGCTGCATAGATATTAAATAATTCCTCAAGTGTGATATTTTTGTATGGGTCTTTAACATTCTCTTTGAATATGATCTCTGCTTTTACTGCATCCTTCTTTTTTGGAAAGCCACGTTTCTTATATTGTCTATATTTTCCATTCTTCATTTTGTACGAACCATAGAAATACCACGTACCTGTTTTTTCATCTTTTTTTACTGCCAT